AGAAAACCGTTGCCGGCGCCCAGCTGAATGGCCGTATTCCAGTCCGCGCCTTTTTTGAATCCGTAGCGGAGTTCCGTTCCGTTGCTCATTGTTCATCCCCTCCCTTCTGATCTTTATGTTTTTTGCCGGGCAGCTTGAACAACTCCGGCGCGAAATCCTCTTCTTCGATGGTGTATTCCTGCCCCTCCAGGATCTCTCCGAACTTTGGGGAGTAACCGAGGTTACCAAGGCCTGTGACGGTGATTTTTGCCATTATTTGCCGCCTCCTTTGATGGTTTCGTTATAGATTTGTATGACCTCGCGGGAGCTTTCAAGGGCTGCCCGACATGTCTCCAGGTTGATCAGCACGTCGCGACGCCCGCGATCGGTGAGACAAAATTCAGCGGACGGGCTGGCCGGAGACCAGATCTCCACCGGGCGCATGACCGGTTGCGGTTCGATCGGCAATAGTGGACGGATACACGGCTTGCAGCATCCCGCCAGGGATAAACACAAGAGGGGCGCTGTTATCGATAAACTGAGGCGGCGACTGACTCTCGATGCGTTGCACATTGATGTTGCTCCTTATCCTGATCTGGCTGATGGCCTCGGTGAATCTGTTGGTCAGTTCCTGCATGGCCTGTGCATCTTTGAGCTGTACCGTGAGGACGCTGTTGTCCAGCTTGAGTTGATCCCGTTCGGCAAAGACATGTTTGATATACAATCCGGCGGCAATCAGTGCGGCGGTCAGCAGGCCCACGGCAATCTCTCGCCAGTATTTGAGGGCGATAACGATGACTGGCATCACACCAACCCCTGATATTTGTTGGCCCGTTTGAAGACGACGCGCGGGTATTCGTTTACTGCCTGGTAGAGCGGACGGTCGTAGAGCAGAGCGGCTTCTCCTTTTGAATAGGCACCATCCAGGCCACCATCCCACCGATCCGCAGGCAGGCCCAAGCGGCGGGCATTGTTGCGGCGTGATAGCCAGCGCCCGGTACCGGCGTTGTAGCAGACCAGGGCACATTTCAATGCCTCGGTATCGTTGACGGTGTAGGGCCTGACCCGGGCGAAATTGGAGCGGTCCTGCAATACCAGGAACGTCAATTGATAGCGAATATTGTAGGGATCCCGCTGCCAGTCCCAGGCGGCAAGCTGGCGCATCCGGGCAGCATCGCGGTAGATATTGAAACGCTCTTTCCCTGTCTTGTCATAGGCGATAGTCATCTGCACCAGGCCTCGGCCCAGCTCACGGGAGGTCTTGAGGGTCGCTTTTTCCTTCCAGGAACTTTCCTGCTCGATCTGACCAGCCGGGATGTGGCGCAGCGGCATGGCGGGCCACTGGGCGTCAATGGCCTGGGAGAGTGTTGGCAGGTATGGCCGGGCCTGATCAAGGGTAGAGCTGTGGGCTGATGGTACGGCAACCAAAATGATCGTGACCAGCAGGGCGATAATGCCCAGAAACACCAGGGCCGAGGCAACCGTGTTGTGCTGGTGGTATGAGCCGCCGTCTTCTTTGATTTCCACGCCATTGACCGCGTGATCGATGGCGGCATCCAGATCGAGAGACGGGAATAGGCCCCAGCGCTTGCGGTTATCGAGGATGAAATCAGACAGCAACAGAACCAGGGCAACCATTGATAATCTGAAAATAGTGACCGCCAGCTGGGACGCATCGCCAAAAATCAGCAGGCCGGCCAGGATGATCAAGAGCAGCATCCATGTTTTTCTGATCCAGTTAAGCATTTGTCACTCCCTTATTCGCCGGATTGTTACGGCAATCCTTGCATGATTTGCTTTTGCCGTGATGGCCGTATTGACGTAGGACCGGGCAGTACCAGGCCATTATTTACCAGCAGCCTTGGCGCCATCTATCAGGGAGGCCCAAAAACCTTTGGTGAAGATGGCAATCATCCCGATCACGATGGCTGTGAGTATCACTGATCCAACAATGCCGGCAGCTTTCTGAAATGCCTGCAAAACTCGCTTAAGGATGGTCACCTCTTCCGGAGTCAGGCCCATGTTGCAGTGGGTATGCCCTTTAAGGGCATCCGCCAGGGCTTCAATGTCAGCATCGGTTAGCGTTCGGTTGGCCACTGTTCCCCCCTACTCTTGCCCATAGGGCGTGACATAGAAAATGGTGAAGCTGACCTGTACGATGCTGAAAATGTCGTCTCCGGCCTGGACAGCCACCGAGGATTTGCAGCCGTCGAGGATCTCGATCAGGCCGCCAAAGCGGTGATCGCTGTAGAGCGCCTTGATCAGATCAGCCTTGAGCTTGCGACCCTGGGCACCGTCCAGCGTATCGGTGATGAAGCCTTCCCAGGACATGGGGTACAGGTGATTTTGCTCGCCCATTTCGGGCGGTACCGGCCCGACCTCGACCCCGCTTTGCAACTCTCCCGGGAACCAGGCGATGGAGGGCATGACGTCGGGGTGGGCGGTGTATTCCAGATCCTTGTAGACGGCAGCCCCGGCAGCGGTCTGGTAGCCATTGGCGATGGTGATAGTGGCCAGCAGGGTAGCGATGTAGCTGTCGATCTGGGCTTGGATGGTCATTTCTTAGCCAGTATCACCCGTGTGAATCCGGATGACAGTTCCTGCGGTTTGCCGTTCATACGGTATTCAGTACCGCTCCGCACAAATGTGTTAGCGCTGGTGATATCGGCCAGGTCTGCCGTGCTGCACATAAAGGCCGGGTTGAGCGTGCCGGCGGACGCCTCGAACGGGGAGACGGTCTCAAAATCCTTGCGGAACTTGGCGCGGATGGTCTTGACCGTGGCCGCCGCGAGCTTGATGATGATATTCTCGCCGGTGGTGTCGAGAATTTCGGCTATGTCGGCTGGGTCGAATTGCATTATTTGGCTTCAGCTTCGGTTTCAACCCAGCCCTGCGTTTTCCAGTGAGGAACCTGAGTAGGATGCGCCCTGACGGTGTCGGCCCCGTTTGTCAATTCAACCAGCCCATCATCTAACTCAAGCTCTGTTTTGCGGGTATTAAACGCCTCGACAACCTCCGGGGCAGCATCGGTGATATTCATTTTCAAAAGTTTCTTGATGTCGGTACATTTTTTGATCGCCTCAATGAAGGCGGCCTGTTTCTCTGCAGCTGTTTTTGCCATATCCTTTTTCCTCCTATAACGCGGGTGAGCAGGTAGCCCACCCGCGTTTATCTGTTAGTTGCCGAGCAGCAGAGCTGTGTGCTCGGGCACCGCGTTTTTAACGCCCCAGGCAATGCCGACCTCGAACTGGTTGGCGTGGTAGCCCTTGTACTGGGCGAAACGGAACGGCAGGCCGGTGACCGGGTCCTGGACGATCAGTTCGTCCGTCGCTGCATCGCCCCCTTTTGGCTGCTTCGGCAAACGGGCCAGCAGGTGGATGGCGGAGCGGCAGAAAGCCATGTTGCGGGAGCAGGTGCCGACCACAACCACGGCGCCGCCGTCGGAGAGGGTCGTCTGCAGGCCGGGAGCAGCGATGGTGATCGTTCCGGCGGCGGCCAGACCGGTGAGCACAACATACTTGTGAGCAGTATTGGTGCCGAGGGTGATCACGTCACCGGCCAGGATGGTGCCGGTGCCGGTCTTGAGGGTGACGGTGGTGGCGCCGACTGCGTGAGCGCCGTTGACCACGTAGGGGCCGGTGTTGTTGCCGACGGCGGCGGTGGTGACGATCCCTGCGGATTCGCGCAGTTTGTTGCCGAAAACATCGATCAGGACGCCGCTGTTCAGCATGCCGGCGCCCTGAAAGGAGCTGAGTGTAACGAGGGAACGAACAGCTGCCCCGGCAGTGGTGTTGAGCACCAGTGAGCAGTCGGACATCGACGCGCCATTGTCGATGAGGATTTTATTTACCTGGGCCACTTCGGCCAGGTTAGTGCCGAACAGGGCGGCCGGGGTGGTGGCGTGGGCGGCATACGCCCGGCTGGTAGTGGCGTGCAGGGCGCACAGGTCGATTTCGATCAGGTTGCGCAGGCGGCGGATTGCCTGGGCGATCTTGTTGTTCTGAATGCCGTCTTTGGTCTGGGTGAGGCGGGCTTCGTCGTCCCCGGTCCAGTAGAACGGCACGGATTTCGCCTTGGTCAGTTTCATGGTCCCTGCGCCGACAGTTTCGTCAACGAAGGCCGGAGGAGTGGCGGCGGGGGCAATATCGCGTTCGGCGCCAATGGTGGTGACGTCGTAGGTGATATCCTGGTTGAGGGCGGCCTGTTCCGCTTTGCCGTTGACGGTGACGGCGTTGATCATGCCGGAGGGTTCGTTGCTGACGTTGTCCACGGTGTCAAAAATAATCTGGATGAGTCCGGTGAGTGTGTTGGCCATGGTGGCGCTCCTGTGGGCGGGTTGTTATCCCGCAAAGGTTATGACGCGCTGCGTCGGTTATCGGTTATTCGACGATTTTGTGAGTTTTGACGGCAGCAGCCTGCTCCGCCATGGGCAGTTTGTTGAAGTCGGCGCGCTTCATGGTTTTGGCCTGCCCTTCGGCGCCGGTATCCACCACCGCTACGACCGGCGGCGCTTCGGCATCGAGTGCGGCGGCTGCGCCAACGCGGAGCTGTTTTTCGGCACCGACGATGGCAAGGGCGGCATCGGCTGCGGTTGATTTGCCGTCGAAGGCCAGGGTTTCGATCAGCGCTTCGTGACCGGGGATCAGGGTGGCGCGAACTCCGGCGATGCGATCGCGTTCAGCGGCAGCGCCTTCGATTTTGGCGGCTTCTACTGCGGCGGACATACCAGCCTGCGCTTCAGCAGTTATCTCCTCCACCAGTTCCGGGTGATCGGCTTTCAATTGTTCGAGGTTCATAAGTGTGTTCTCCTTTGTGGTTGCGATGGCGGCACCGGCCCCGCGATGATGGATCATTCCTGTTCGTTTTTGTTCTTCTTGCAGCATGGCGATGCAGTCGGCCAGGGTGGATACACCGTCCACCAGACCGGCGTTGACCGCCTGACTTCCCTGGAATATGCGGCCGTCGGCCATGTCGGACAACACCTGATCAACCGATACGCCGCGATGTTTGGCGACGTCGTCTACAAATACGGAATAGACGTGATCAAGCTGCTCCTGAATGACGGCCCTGCCCTCATCGGTTAATGGTCCGTGCTGGCTGGCGATGCGCTTGTATTTGCCGCTGTAGATCTCGGTGGTCTTGATGCCGGCCTTTTCTTCGGCCTTGCTGACATCGACATGCGAGGTGACGACACCAATAGAACCAACGATACTGACTTCGCTGGAACAGTATGCTTCGTGACAGGCAGAGCCGATCCAGTAGGCGGCGCTTGCCATCATGCCGTCCGTAAAGGCAACGCACTTTTTGCCCATGTCGCGGGCGCCGTGGATCTTGGCGGCGAGCTCGGGCGTACCGTCCACGGTGCCGCCAGGGGAGTCGATCAGCAGAACGATGGATTTGACAGCCGGATCGTTCATAGCTTTGTCGAATTCCTGCCCGACGAGCTCGGTGGAACAGCCGCCGGAGATCCTGGAAAAGAGGTTCATCCGTTTGGCGATGACGCCGTCGATGGGGAGGAGCGCGACTCCGCCATCCACGGTGTAACCTTTCGGTTCGTTGTCGAGCGGCCTGCCGATGGCGGCCTCGACGTTGGCGAGGTTGATTTTTTCGCCGCGGACATGGCGGGAATAGATACCCTGAATTTCGAGCAGCATGTCGCTGGTGATGGCCCATGAGCCGTTGACGATGTCGATGAGTCTCATCTGTTACTCCGTTTCCAGATCGGAATCTGGCGTTTCCGGTTCTGTTGGTATCGGTACCGGGGTCGGCAACGCCTTGGCATCATCAAGCCCCGCCGCCAGCAGCAGCCGCTTTTCTTTGGCCAACTGCGGCACTTTTGATTCCCAGTCCGCGCCGCCATAGGGGGACATGCTGCATTCTTCGTCGTGGGTGGTCAGGTTCAGCGCCATCCGTTTCTCGCTGGCGTTCACTTCTTTCAGCGGGTCGAGCTGGCCGGGGGCGTCTCCGGTCCAGACCGTGCCGAGATAAGCGCGGCGGATGGCCGGATCGGAGAAAAAGCCGGGGGCCTTGAGCCGGCCGGTAGCAACGGCTTCGGTGATGACCGCCTCGTAAACCGGCTGACAGAAGCTCGTCACCAACCAGTGACGGCGGCGGTTGAAATACGACCAGGCTTCCAGCAGGGCGGCGCGGGCGGCGGAATATGACGCGGTGAAGTGCTTGACCAGCAGTTCGAACGGAATCTCCAGCGCGACGCCGATCTGACGGCAGAGGGCGGTGACGAACGGGTCGAAGGCCGGATTCGGGCGGCCGGGGATGACTGTTTTCACGTCTTCGCCGGGGAGCAGGCCGACGACGGAACCGTAACCGAGCTCAATCCCGGTATCGGCCGGATTGGCGGCGGCGGTGTCCGGATTGACCGGGAGCACGTCCTCGGGATCGCCGCTTTCGGTGGTAATGAACGTCGTCAGCATGCCGGAGACGACGGCGGCCATGACTTCGGCGTCGGTGTAGCGGCCGAGCTGTTTGATGATTTCGATTACCGGGGCCAGATACGGCACGCCGCGCGTCTGACCGGGGCGGGTCTTGTCGTAGTGATGCAGGACCAGCGGCGCGCCGGTCGTCTTGCCGTATGCTTCCAGCCGCGTCCATTTCAGATTTTTCCCGGCGAGATAACCCAGTCCGCCGGGGTGCTGGTTGCAGACGTGATATGCCACCGGGCCGCCGGTGGCGTCTTTTTCGACTCCGGCGGTAATCTTGCCGTCCAGCGTGATGGCGCTGGGGTAGATGCTGTTGGGGTTGGTAACCCGCGCGGACTCGATGATCTGGAGTTTGAGCGTGTATGGTGAGCCGGGGCGTTTGAAACGCGGCATGCTGGTGAAAACATCGCCGTCTTCCAGTGTTTTGAGCAACACCAGACCTTGCAGCAGGCTGAATGTCAACTGGCGTTCGGCGTCGATTTCATGGGTATCGGTGGCCAGCAGGAATTCACGTACGGCCCGGCGCTCCCAGGTGTTGGCGGCCTCTTCGGAGAGGTTGAGGACTTCGCGGTTGATCTGGCTTTTGACCTTCAGGCCGGTGCCGACGATCTTGGTGATGTTGGTTTTTACAGCGCCAATGGCGATGGCGGAGTTGCGCAGCATGTGCTGCGAATCTTCGCGGAGGGCACGCAAATCGGGCAGGATGGCGCCGTCGGCGGAGGTTTCGCGGCGGGAGCCGGCCTGGTTGGCGCGGCGGGTGCGATCGGCCCCGGTGTAGCCGCCGACCAGGGCCATCTGGGCGCGGATCTTGAAACGCTCCTGACCCTGGGCGGGAGAAAAGAAGTTGATCACCTGGTCCATCATGGTGACCGGAACGGCGACGGTGCGGCCACCCATCGTTATTTCACGGGCGAGGCTCATACCGGGATCACCTGACGCACGCTGGTACGCGGGGAGAGGCGGATTACCTGTTTGTTCCAGTAGGTGATTTGGGCCTGGATATCACGGCGCTTGAGAGTGGTGCCGTCGATTGTCAGTTCGGCGTTGACGCCGAGTTGGTCATCCATGGTGAGGTAGAGATTAAGTTTTGCTGTGGCTTGTTCAAGCGTGATACCGGCCATGGTCTCTCCGTTTGGTGAGTATGGCCGGTATTATGTGGGGGAAAATTTAATTATTATAGGTCTTGTTGTCCGCTATTGTCCGTTGTTGTCACAATATTTTGTGATTGTTGTAAAAAAATAACACTAAATATGGTGGTTATCTATCCCGATGGAATTGTCGCATACCTCGGACATACTTGCACAACTCGGAGGCAAGAAAACGTGTGTTTTCCCTGTCAGGGGTATCGGAATACGTAGGGATCAAACCTTCCTCAACACGGCGCCGGAGGGTGCGGGGGCTAACGGCAAGGACCGCGGCCGCATCTTCCAAGGAAACCAGTACGGATTGCTCGAGAATTTCTCGCTTGTAAGCATCTATCTCCGCCCGCGTGACCCGTTCCTTAATCATTGTTCACCCCTTTTGATAATATTCTCCGCCGCACGGGTGCGGGCGCTGGCAGCGGTTCTCCGGTTTTCACCGACTCGGCTTGTTGCTGCAGATAGGCACCTAGGGCGGCATAGTTCGGATTCAATATCTCCCGCACCGCCATGTTGCCGACACGCACGTCCAGGGCCTCGTTGCGCAGAAAGCCGGGCCGTAGTTTCCAGACCGTTTCCAACTTGTTGGTGCGACGGTTCTTTTCCTTGACGGCATGTTCTGCCGTGAGCATGCGGAAATATTCAAAATCATAGCCATAGAACATGGGGAAATGGCAGGATCGCGGGCCGCCCGGGTCGTTATTGAGCCAGGTGAAGAGGCTGTCTTTTCCGCTGGAGACGCCCAGCTCGTAGAAGGCGACCTTGTATTTAGGGCTCTTGCTGGGTTTGCGCGGTACCAGGGGGGCGCAGCTGTTATTGCTGCCCTTGTGAGCCAGGTAACGCCGGGAGCGTTTGACAAACTTGGCGACCATGTCGGAGCGGTAGCCCAGGTCAACTCCCAGTTTGGCGATCGGCAGATCCGCGCCGGATTCGTGCTGCCAGGTGATTGTGGAGGCCCAGTCGTGCAGTTGGTCCCATACGTCGTCCTTGGTGGTGTCGCCGTGGAAAACCTTGTACTCGATGCCCCAGGATTCGTGACCGGGCCCCCAGGCGACAACCTCGCACTCCAGGCGGTTGGACTGGACGTCTGTGTCGGCGGTTATAAAACAGGCCTGCATGGGGATCCGCCAATCAGCACCCTCGGGGGCGTAGTGTTCGCGGCGGGCATAGAGGTCTTTTTCCTTGATGGTTTCGCCCTCGGCATCTTCCGGCAGCGGGAGACCGAGGCAGTCGTTGTAGAAGTAACGCAGGTTCTCCAGGGTCGGTTCAGTGAGGGTGAGGAGATAGGCCTGAGCTATTTCGTTGAAAAACACGAACTGGGAGAGTATGGGAGGGACGTGCCACCAGACCGAGGAGGGGCGCAGGTGGATGACGCGATCATCACGGCGTTTCATACGACCAGCCTTGACGGCGTCGTCGCGGTCGTCTTCATCCCATTTGCCTTGGCATGATTCACATTCATACCAGGCTGAGCCAGTGTCGGAGAGTAGTTGGGGATCGATAACGCCGTCGGCCCAGCGAATCTGGCCGAACTGGAGTTTTTGTTCATGGCCGCAATGCGGACAGACGGCGTAGTATTCACGGACTTCCTGGGCGTGAAACTGAGCTTGCCAGACCGGGCCATCAACGGTGGAACAGGTGCAGGCATCCATGATTTTACGGGAGTGTTTGAAGGCACGGGTCCTGGCATAGGATTTTTTAAGGGCGGAGGCTGGCCAGAGGTCTATTTCATCCCGGAACAGGTAGCGGATCGGCTTGGAGGCAAGGCGGCCTTCTGAGTTTGACCAGGCCAGATAGATGGTCATGCCGTTACGCAGGCGGATCCTTTGACGACCGAGGTCATCTGGGTTCTTTGTCCGCAGTTTGCGCAAGGTGGGCGTATCCTTGAACATGGGGATCAGGCGATCGCTGATGGTATCGCCGCCGGTAGCCTGATCCTGCATGACCAGCAGGGCCGGGCCTGGGGCGTTGTCGGCGACCATGCCGATGCAGTTGTGCAGTACGTCGGTTTTGCCGCCCTGGGATCCGCCGGCGATAGTGCCGTGCTGGAAGTGCTCCTCGGCGAAGGTGTCCATGATATCGACCAGGTGCGGGGCGACATCGTTGCGCCAGGGGCCGGGGATGGGGGATATATGCACATGTCGGTTGCCTTCCGCCCACTGGGAGCCGGTCTTGCCGGTACCGGAGCGCAGCGCGAGGCGTTCGCCGGGGTAGAGGCGATAGGTGCGCAGCGGGGCGGGCGGCAGCCAGGAGTAATCTTCGGCTATTTGCGGGGCAGCAACAGTCACAGCAATAGGCATCCTTGATCATCCGACGGTAACTCTTTCTTTTGTATCGGGGATTTTACGTGGTTATTTACACAGCTGCCGATCCGCTTGTTGTAGACGCGGTGCATGGTGTTTTTATTGCACGTTGGACAGTACTTAAGGACGGCGGACGTGTTCCTGGTGTAGTGCTCCGACATCAGAATGTCACTGTTGCGGTCAGAACAGCGGCAGCAGCCCAGTAAATAACACGGCGATAATCGCCATCAGCTGCACAAACAGCGGCTGTGCCGATATTGAGGGCTATGCTGATACATGGAAACAGCCATTTTGGGATTATCACTCTTCCTCCTCGTCCGGGCCTTGTATCGGCCGGGAATAGTTATCCAGCACTTTACGGTTGATGCCGAGCATGAAGCTGATCAGCTCGGGGGCTTTCTGTACATCGCCGCCCACTAGTTTAATGATGCGGGTGGAGGAGCTGCGGGCCGAGGCGTCCAGGTGGGTTTTGAGATCTCCGGCACGGGAGGCGAGCTCGATCTCCACATGTTCCCGCGGGATCAGTTCGCCCTGGCGCTCTTTCAGTTTCAGTTCCCGCATTTCGGCGTCGCTGGAGATGCGGCGAATTTCGCCCCGAAGTTTTTCCTCCTGGAGGTTGGCGGCGGCGGGTGAGCTGCCGTCTTTGCGCTGCAGGTACTGGCGGGCATAGTCCTCGATGGCGGCCAATGTGTATTTGCCATCTGCGCCGGGGCGGATCTTGCCTTCATCCTTGTGCTCGTAAGCGCTGGACTTGCTGATCTTCCAGCCGTCGGCATCCAAGTGGTTGACCACGTCCATGAGCGTGTCGAAGGTTTCTTCCGTGCCGGTTTCGTTGCGGGCCGTGCGGAATTCGTGGAGCGAGGCTTCGGCTTTCTTGAGGCTTTTGAGGTTGGCGCCGGTTGGCTTGCGCTTGGCCAGCTCCAGCGCGTCATCACGGAACTTGATCAGACGGGTTTCTTCCTGGTCGAGGGTGGCGGTTATGTCGGTTTCGGGGGTTGTCATAATACATAATCCCCTTTGTCGAAACTCTCACAGATTGCCATGGCCCGTCCCAGATCCACATCGGCACCCTGGCCAGAGAGGATACGGTGCATATCCTCGCAGGATTGTTTGACTGTCCAGACTGCGGCGGCGGTGCGCTGGACGAAAAAGCGCAAGGCGTTAAAGATCACGTTTTGGGTGCTGGCTGCAATGTGGGTATCCTGGGCCAGATGGGTCAGGTAGTTGCGGATCGAGGTGTCCAGGTCATCCATGCAGCCGCTTTTGATCTTCCAGATGATAAAGCGCTTGATGGCGTTGCGGTATGAGTCGCGAGTCTTTGGTCTGTGATGGTGCAGGGCGAATTCTTTTTCCAGGGTATCAAGCCACTCTACCACTCGACTGCTTTTCAGTATTTCATTATCCCGTTGTGAGTAGTAGTTTTTCTTTTTGTTTTCGGTGGATTCCATGACCTTTCTCCTTTCAAAAGTCTTTACTGTTAGGCAGTGTTGAGGCTGTATAATCATAAGTTATGCCGCATGCACCGGGCAGTAATCCGGGCCAGCGGACAGACATTTGCAACGCACCTCGTCCGGGCTAAAAGTGGCCAGCGGATTCTTGATCCACTCTACAGGGGCGAACTCATGAGGCTTTACGCTGAGCAGCTTACCGTTTTCAGCAGTGACGCTAATTGCCCCGTATCGATTGGATTTGCAGGGATGCTCACCAGCAACCGCATAAGTGGTGCGGAAAGGGCCATCGCCTCTAACTGCCACGAGTAGTTGCACGCGGGACGGCACAAAATCAGGAGTCAGACCAAGGAACGCAGACCGGTAATAATCCAACGCCATCTCCAGTTGCTCCACCTTTTCACGAGTCACGTTTTTCATACAAACCCACAATCCGGGCAGTGATGCCGCATAGCCGCTATGTCTTCATCAAGCGCTTTCAATATTTCCGCTATTTCGGCCCGCGTCAGGTACACAACCGCGAACTTTTCAAAGCCATGCTCGCCAGACTCGTCAATCTCCATTGCTACCCGAGAAAAGATAGTCACGGAGTTTGTAATTTCGTCTGTGCCCTTGATCCCGTCCAACTGGTATTGCCACGTTACAGGCCGATTCCCGCCGCAGGTCAGGGGAGGAAATGGCATAACCACGCCCTGGACATCAGACGGGCGGTCATCGCCTTCGGTCAGCAACCGATTATCTGCAAACTGTTCTCCACTCATTCTCTTCATCCTTTCCGCCCGCTGGTCAGGGCGCAACCGTTATCCCCTATCATGCTTCAGCCGCATTGCTTCACGGGCTTTATCACAGATGGGGCACTCACAATAAAATCCTTCTCCGTATTGTTCACGGATAGTGTCCGCATGTTCTTTTAGTAGCGCCTCTGCAACTATTTCCAACAGCAACAGGCGAGTGCTCCGGTTGCTGGCGGTTTTGTAACTGGTGCATATCAGGTCGGGATTGCTCTCCCTGCGGCAGCGGCTCATTCGATTATGCCCCAGTCTGTCACTATATCTGCATCTCTGGACATTGCCGATATCCAGCCCCTACGAAGCCAGATGAACCAGTAATGCTCGATTCGGTACTGCTCTTTCTGCTCGGCAATGATGTAGTTTTCAAGGTAGTCGTCCATTGTCAATCCTTTAGCCGATGGCACCCAAAAGGGATAACCATCGGCTGTTGCGGTGAACCCGCAAAGCCTCAAGCCGTTAAGCGGATAACCCGTCATCATCCCATTCGTGACAGCAGAAGGGGCATTCGTGGCATCCAGATGTTAAATAATTACGGTTACACGAGGGGCAGACAACCTCTATATCGTCCGTTTTCGTCGTGTGCGCTTCCTCTGTATGGCGCTCCATATCGTCTACCTCTCGGAATGTATTTGTACTCGAACCGCTCAAGTGCTTCCTCTATCCAGTTTGCAAAATCCGCTTGAATTGCTCCTCCGTGCCGGGCCTTGTGTACCGTTCCCCGCCCTACTCCGGCACGTTCAGCCAGCCGATTGCTTGTGGCCTGTCGCTGTTTCATCCGCTCGGCCAGATTGGGTATTGTCCGTGTCATGTTCGCCCCTCAAGTCAGTAATCCGGCAGGGTATGCCGTTGCCCTCAGATTCGGCCTTGTCGCGCTCTGCTCGCTTCCGCCCTTGCTCATTATCACGGTAGGTTACGGAGTGCGCCCAGCGGCCTCTGATAAACTCGTCAACACAATATCTTGGTGCATCCATCGAAAACCCCGCTTAACCAGGACGCACGACGCGGACGGCGATAAAGCCGCCGTCGTTCGCTTCTATAATCTTCCATCCACCGCCACCATCTCCACCCGGCCAGGGATGATGGTGGCTGCTGATCCGTGGCGCATGATCCTGTGTTCACTCTCTACCCGCCGCCAGGCAATCCCGCAGCCGGGGCACTGGTATTGCCCCCTGGGCAGCTCACCGAACAGCGCAGTCCGGCAGAAGGCATCGATATCGGCGGTATGGCCGCATTTACAGGTCAGGTTCATCCAGGCCATGGCTATCCCTCCAGCGCTCGGTCATCCTTCATCAGTTCATCCCATGCCTGTTGGCACTCTTTTGCTGTTTCAAATTTTTCCAGCGTACCCCAGCCTTTGCTGCCGCACTTGATGCGCGGGGCAGTACCGTGGCCAGGGATAATGCCTTCCGTTCGGTAGAAATCGAAGCCTGCCGCGTAAAGCTTTTTCGAGCTGGTGGTTCTGTTGGCTTTGCCGTCGAGAGATACCTCGATTATGGTGTCAATTTTCAACATATCCTTGAGGGTCCGCTCTGCTGCGGCGTAGGTGTTGAATGGTATGGCCGGCGCCCATCCCTGGCGTGAGTTATCCCAGGTACGCTGCACGGTCTTTTTGTCGCGGTCGTAGCGGACCAGGATAAATCCCATGCGGAGGATCTTGGTTTCGTCGCGGGTGTAAGTGGCGGCGGCGGCGGTCTCGGGCAGTAGAGCGGGTTGGCTTGCGGGTACGATTGTTTCCGTGAAGGCTGCAATCGCCGCTAGTACGTCTTTTATGTCTTTTTTCGGGTCCTGACCAACGGGCGGCTTTCCGCAATAATCAACCACGCTTTTTATTGAGGCCTGCAAAGCTGCATCGCGGCTTGTAAATTTGTCGGAGAATTTTGGGTACGGGTAATAGCCGTTACCGGATCCGCACGCTAGATAAATATGTCGGCCAAAGTACCAGGCGCCGGAATCACCTTGAACAACGTACAGCTGGACTCTGGAGTTACAGAGTTTAGACATCGGCACATTGATGATTTCTATTCGGTCGTATTCTATTCCGTCTTTGTCGGCTGCTACTTGTTGATTACAGGGTGGCTGGACTGGTTCATCGAACAGCGATGCCTGGCGGGTGAGGCGCGGGATCTGCCGGAGGCCGGTCGGGCCGTCTTCGAATATCTGGAGGAAGCCGTTGTAAATCCTGGTTTCGGCAGCATCCATATAGACATCAAACGTGCGGAAGCTTTTAAGCACAGCGTCAACGTTTTTGAATCTGAAGGCGAGATCCAACAGGCTTGTGACGCCCCATCCCTTGTTTCTGCGCTCGATATACAGTTGTTCGCCTTTTTGCCAGCCACCAATATAGAGGGGTTTGATCGCCATATCACGCCCTCCGGGGAGTGATCAGCTCCAGCCGTTCGTTCCAGGCGCTGTGATCAGCGGGGATTAGTACCAGGGAGTGCAGTGCGTCGCGGTATTTAATGACGACATCCTCCGAGCCAGTCAGGGATTTGAGGGATTCGAGTAGATAGCGGGGGGTCAGAACGATCTCCAAGGGTTCGCCTTCTATCTCACAATCAATGCTGTCAAAGACGGTACCGGCGCTGTTTTCTCCGGAGACGGTCAGTTCTTTGCCTTGGGCAGCGAGGGTGATGCCGGCGGACTCGCTGAGGATCGTGACGCGCTCGATGATCTCAATCAGGCCGCGGGTGTTGACCACCAGGCAGTTGGGGTGGTCGCTGGGGATGACGCGGCGATATGTGGGGTAGGTCCCGTCCAGTAGACGCGAAATGATGGTGATGTTGTGTTTTTCGATGCTCAGGCGGTTGTCGCGGATCCGTACCTCGACGGAGCCGATGCCGAGTTTTTTGATTTCGTTGAGGACGCGGCCGGAGATGGTGACGCCGGCGTTGATCGGTTCGCAGTCGTCATCATAGGGGATGGCGCAGGCAGCCAGGGAGAGGCGGTGGCCGTCGAGGGCGATGCCGACCAGGTTGCCGTTTTCTGCGCGGATGTGCAGGCCGCTCTTGATGTCGCTGTCATCGCACCCCAGGGAGTGGCAGCAGGCGGCGTGGATGTCGTTGAGAAACATGCCGTCGCATTCAATATCCGGGGAGCCGCCGGGTACGATCATGTCGGGGAAGTGTTCGGTGGGATCGACGCAGGCGATGACGCCGCTGTATGTGTCGCAGTCGATCTGCAAGCGGTTGTTGTCGAGGCCGGACAGTCGGACCGGTTTATCCGGCAGCGCGCTGATGATGTCCCACATCTTACCTGCGGGCATGCAGGCGGTGCCGCCTATCCGGATATCATCCTCATCGCGTTTGTTGATTTCGCTGATGACGCCGACGCGCATGTCGTTGGCGCAGGCGGTGAGGCGTGAGAGGTAGATATCCAGCCGGAAGTATGGATGCATACGGCCGACTGCGCCACGTGCACGGTCGAGAAGCGCGCGGAGGGATGATTGACGGATTGTGCAGCTGATTGGTTGTGGTGTTGTGGTCATAATATCCTCCGGAGTTGCGCGTCTTTTTCCTGCCGGGCGAAATCACGCATGAAAAATGCTCTCATATGCCTACCCTTCTGTTCAGCCACCCAGCCGCACCACCTGTAATATTTGTAAACATGTTCATTGTGCATACAAACCCCATTACTTTTCTCCGGCCCCTCCCCCGCGCGGCGCGCCCTTTTTATCCCTATCCACCGGGAGGCCGGTCGCCAGTGGTAGTTTTCAGGTCCAGGACGGCAAGGCGCTCCAGCATGTCACGTACGCAGGCGGTGGACTTGCCGAGTAGAGTGGATATCTCGCCCGGCCCCTGGCCGGCACCGCTCAGCAGCAGCAACTTGACGAATTCCTCTGGCGTCCATTCGGTGCCGCGTAGAGGCGCGATCGCCCCCAGGGGCCGGAAGCTGGATCCGTGAGCGCTGCAGTAGGTCCTCTTCAGGGCCTCGAAGGCGGCCAGCGCAAGGGATCCGGTAACCATGGCGCCACATACTGGGCAGATCACACCATCCGGCAAGTACTGCCGGCGGATCCAGGCCCAGGCGGCCGGGCGGTCGATGATGTCAAGTACCGTAGCCAGTTGCATAACTCACCACCCTCCGAGATAGTTCCGATATTCCGGAACGCGAAAAAGTTGGTTCTGACGAAAAGCCTGCGCGCTTGCCCGCC